CTAGATCATTTTTTCAAGTTCCTGTTGAATAAAGTTTAGCGAAACTGATGTATAAGTGTCATTAGTTATATTACTTCCTTGAACATGTCCAACTAATGATTGGATAACTGCAAGAGACAAGTTTTTTTCCTGACACCTTGTTATAAAAGTATGTCTAAGTCGATGAGTAGATAAGGCACCTGTTATGCTTTCATTAGGACTTATTTTATTTATTCTACTCAAATAACTATTAATCATTCCGTCAGTGATTATTCTATTTTTTGAGTAATCCCAGAACAATAAATTATGCATGTTAGTTATTTTATTTGCAAGTATTTCTTCTATAAGTTTTCTTACCTTTGGTTGCATAGGAAAACATCTTCTACCTTTATCTAATCCAGTTTTTTTACAGTATGTTTTAGTATGTTGACCTAATATTACTTTATCATTTTTATTTCTTGTTATTGTGCGATAAATAGTTATGGAATTATTCTTTAAATTTATACAGTCTTTGGATAGTGCAAGGATCTCTCCAATTCTAGCACCAGTATACAATTGAAGAAGAATTATATTATTATACTGTTTATTGGGACTCTTGGAAAGTACTTCTAGTAACTTGCTTTCTTCTTCTTGAGTTAATGCTTCTACCTGTTTATTTGCTTTTTTTGAAATAGGTTTAGCTAGAGTTTCATCGTCCATTGGATTATATATTATTTTTCTTCTTGATATTCCAATCTTGAAAATAACATTAATAAATCTCCAAATCTTATCTATAGTATTATTAGCATACTCTCTAATTGATTTTTTTGATTGTTCGATATCAAAAGCAGAAACCTTTTGAATAGGTTTATTTATCCAGTTATTACAACATGCTTCTAATTGATTAATTGTTCCTAAATCTCTTATGTAAGTTCTATCAGAGGTAATGCCATCATCATGTTTTTGTTCTACATAATTTTTAATTATGCTCAAACAAGTATCAAAGCTTTTTTCTATATAAGAACCTTGATTTATATCTGTTATTATCTTATTAAATCTGGATTTAAATTCTCCTACTTTTTCATTTTTCTTTTGTTTTAAGGTCTTTCTTTTTCCAGACGGTTCATGATATTGTGCCACATAACAATTTAATGCTTGGCTAAAATATATTGTCCCGTTCTCCATTTCCTCTTGATTTTACACTTCTGTTCTTTTTTTCCATAATAAACCTCCGTAAATTTTTATTAAAATCCATTTACAGAGGTCTTGCACTTTTAATAAACATATGTTATTATAAATACGCAAATACCTTGTAAAAGGGATTTTGTTTTGTGTTTAGGATAGTGTCTTGTTTGGCGACAGCACTATCCTTCTTTTATATATTAAACCAATATACCATATTTTTGGGCATAGAAGTCAATACAGTCAATCATATATTTAATATCTACATTAAAATAATCTGATAAATCATATAAATTAAAGCCTTGTGCGATTTTTTCTTTTAGTTCTTGAAATGGTACTAACACAGAATAAGCCCATTTCTTTGCTCTATTTTCACATTTTCTTTTTAAAGTTATATCAGAATTAATATAGTATAAAGCACCGACAATAATAATGTCCTAATTCTTCAGCTAATATTTCTTTTTCTTCAATAGAATTAGCTATTTTGCTGTAATCAATGCCTATACTATATTCGTTGTTTTCTTCAAAAATTCTGGCTTTAGCCTTTGACCATTTATAATCTATTATATCTATTTTTTCCTTTTCAGTTAAATTATATAAATCTAATACTTCCATAATCTAATCTTTCTTTTTCTTTAAACTTTTTTTAAATCTAATAAATTCTTTCAATTCTTCTATTTCTTCTGGTGTTAATCCAGTGGTATCAAGACCGTTGTCAGAAGCATACTTAAAATCGGCTCTTTCCATAGGGACGTCTAGACCCATTAGCCAGGCTTCGTTTATATCAAGAGCTTTAGCAAGTAAGTAAACACCGTCTTGTTTGGCTTCATATTTTCCACTCATATATTCACTCAAGGACGATTTTGATATTCCTGTCTTTTGAGCTAATTCTGTAGCTTTAATGTTTCGTATTCTCATTGCAGTGTTTAATCTGTTTGCAAATGTATCAATTAAATCATTCATTTAAGTCCCTCCATATCGCTATTATAAACGACTTTCCGAAAAAAATCAATAAAAATGCAAAAAAAAATTAAGAAAATCGAATTTTTTTTGAAAAAGGTATTGACTTTATATTTTTTTGTGATATTATATTTACAGTTCGAGAATACGAACAAGAAAGGAGAAAAATTTATGGAAACAATTGAATTAAATCATGATAAGTTAAAAGGTAAAATAAGAGAAGTGTTAGGAACACAATGTAAATTAGCCAATATGATTGGATTAGATGAAGCCACAATAAGCAATAAAATAAATAGTAACACATACTTTACTCAAAAAGAAATTTTAAAAATATCTGAGATATTAAATATTAAATTAGAAGAAATACCAGAATATTTTTTTAAACTAAAAGTTCGAGAACACGAATAAGTACAGATAGACATAGATATTTTGGAATATTTTTTTCAAGAAAGAGGGTGACGAGTTGGAAGAACAAATATTACGAGAACAACAAAGAACTAACGAATTGTTAGAAACTATCCTAAACACAAAACAAAATAATTTACCTAAACTGCTATACGCCAAAGAAATAGCAGAGAACTATAGAGTAAATGTAAACACAGCTACTCAATTTTGCAAGAAATACGGCACAAATTTTGGTGGCTATTGCATAGAACTTGAAAAATTCAAAGAAATATTGCAAACAAAAGGCATGCAAATTTTTAATTAAGAAAGAAGGTGTAACAAATGATAAGTTATTTAATAGATGTATTCTTATGCAGTATGGTAGTAGTAGCAGAGCTAGTAGGAACAATTATATTAGCAATAGCAATAGAAGTTATAGTTTATAAGATTTTCAAGATTAATTTATGTCAAAAAATCTGGAAAGGCTTAAGTGGATTAGACAGAAAACTGAATAAAATATTGGGATAGAAAGGAGGAAAAAAAGTGGAAGAAATTCAAAAAAATAGTGGCAATGTAAAAGTATACATTAACCACAAATATTGTTTAATAACCAGTAAAAGTATGATTATTAAATCTCAAACTGATAAGAACCGTCAGGCATTTGTTTTAATTTCTTGTTAGAACGAATAAAGCTAATAATTGGATTAATGTCAACCTCATAGATTAATCCGTTAGCGTATTCGAAACGTGCCTTAAGAACATCGTCAGATTGTTTGTAAATTTCCTTGTTGGTCATAGGAAATTCATCAACAAATGGTGTTTGAACTTTAATATTATTTACTAGAGCATAGTACTTTAAAACATCAGCCATTATAACCACCTCGCTTTCGAGGTAATTATATAAAAAACAAATTTAAAAGTAAAGGAGGGAAGAGAGATGCAAGTATTTATAGGTATAATTCTGGGTTTTATTATAGCAATTATTGTAATGATAGTTACAGGATTTGGACAAGATTACGAGTTAATAACAACGATAGATGAATTACAAAAAGAACTTAAAGACAATAAGGACAAGCTTAAAAATAAGGAAATAGCAGAAATAAGAGCAACATTTTTTGCAAGGAAGATAAAGGAAATAGAAGACATTATAAAAAAATCAGAAGAAAGCAAAGAAAACTATTTTATCACTTTTGAAAAAATAAAAAATGTACTACTCGCGAAAACAGTTCAAACAAATAGTACAAAATAAACTTATTAATTAAACATAACTAAATAAATAATAGCACAGAAAATAAAAAAATGCAAGGGGAGTAATTGAAAAAATGTCAGAAACATTAGAAGAATTAGAAGAAAAATATTTTATGTTAGAAATGCAAGATACGTGGAGCAGTAGAGATTATAAATATGCTGATGAATTAAAAGAAAAAATTAAGAAATTGAAAGGAGAAAATTAAATGATAAAGGGCTTAATAGAAGTAAAGCAGTTACCTGTAATAGAGGAACAATTAAGAAGTGTAAGTACAGTTATAGATGAAAGAGTGAAAAATGCAACAAGTTTAGTATGTACAGAAGAGTCAGTAAAAACAATAAAAGAAATAAGAGCAGAATTAAATAAAGATTATAAAGAATTTGAAAACAAAAGAAAATTAGTAAAAGAACAAGTATTAAAACCTTACAATGATTTTGAAAATGTCTATAAAGAATGTATATCCGATAAATTCAGAAATGCTGACATAATTCTAAAAGGGAAAATAGATAATGTTGAAAATGAATTGAAATCAAAAAAAGAAAAAGAAATAAAAGATTACTTTGAAGAATATAAAGAAGCAAATAATATTGATTTTATTACATATGAACAAGCAAGAATAAATATAACATTATCAGCAAGTATGAAAAGTTTAAAAGAACAAGCAAAACAATTTATTGACAAAATAGTGGATGATTTAAAACTAATTGAAACACAAGAGCATAAAACAGAAATATTAGTTGAATACAAACAAATATTAAATGTATCACAAGCAATAACAAGTGTGACAAATAGATTTAAGGCTATTGAAGAAGAAAAGAAAAAAATAGAACAAGAAAAAGAACTTCAAAAATTTGTTGTGGATACTGCAAAAGAGTCAGACAAGTATAGTGAACAAATAATATTAATTTCACCATCCGTAGAAGAAAAAACAGAAGAAATTTTAACTTTAAAATTTACAGTAAGAGGGACAAGAACAAAATTAAGAGAATTAAAACAATTTTTAGAAAGTGGAGGCTACGATTATGAGTAATGAAGTACAAAAAAATAATGAATTAATGGTCAAATTTGATATTGACGGAAATGAAATAAAATTAACACCAAGCATAGTGCAAGAGTATATAGTAGGAACAGACGCAAAAATAACAAATCAAGAATTTAAGTTATTTACAGAACTTTGCAAAGTTAGGAAATTAAACCCATTTTTAAGAGAAGCATATTTAATTAAATATAAAGCAGGAGTACCTGCACAATTAGTAGTGGGAAAAGATGCAATTTTAAAAAGAGCAGTACTCAATCCAAATTATGACGGAATGGAAAGTGGAATCATAGTCCAAAAAGAAGATGGAAGTGTAGAAGAAAGACAAGGAACATTTAGATTAGGAAATGAACAACTTGTAGGTGGTTGGGCTAGGGTATTTAGAAAAGACTGGACACATCCTACATATTCAAGTGTAAGTTTTAATGAAGTAGCACAAAAAACAGGACAAGGACAATTAAATTCAAACTGGGGAAGTAAAGGAGCAACAATGGTTGAGAAAGTTGCAAAAGTAAGAGCATTAAGAGAAACATTTGTTGAAGATTTAGCAGGAATGTATGAAGCAGAAGAAATGCAACAAGAAATTCCACAACAAGAACCTATTGAGGTACAAGCTGAAATAGAAGAACAAACAGAAAATACAAAAGAGGTATCAATGAATGAACTATAAAATTATATCAAGCTGTAGCACAGGAAATGCAACAATAATAAAAGACATAATTTTAATAGATTGTGGAGTTACATTTAAAAAATTAGAGAAGTATTATAAGAAACTAAAAATAGTACTTCTAACACACATACATTCAGACCATTTCAAAAAAGAAACAATTAAGAAATTAGCACAAGAAAGACCAACTTTAAGATTTGCTTGTTGTGAATGGTTATTAAAACCACTTTTAGAATGTGAAGTTGAAAGAAAAAATATAGATGTACTTCAAATTGGCACTAAATACGATTATAAACTATTTAAAATTGTACCAATTAAATTATATCATGATGTACCACAATGTGGCTATAGAGTGCTATTTGATGATTATAAAGTAATCTATATGACAGATACAAAAACAGTTGAGGGAATAAGTGCTAAAAATTATGATTTGTATCTTGTTGAAGGTAATTACGATGAAGATGAGATAGAAGAAACAATAAAAGAAAAACAACAAGACTGCAAATATGTATATGAATTTAGAGCAAAAGACAGCCATTTAAGTAAACAACAAGCAAGTGAATTTTTATTAAATAACATGGGAGAAAATTCAGAATATGTGTTTATGCACGAACATGTAGAAAGGTAATCAAAAATGGAATTTGAAAAATTATATATGTTTAATCCTTTTACAATTCAAAATGCAGATAGTCAAAAGATAGCGGATACATATACAAAATTACAAAATGAATTAAAAGAAGATCCAGATACAGGATTTGAAATATCAAAAAACATAGAAATATATGCAAATATGAATTATCTAATAGGGGAAATGATAGCAAGACTACAACAAGAATATGACACGCTAAAAACAGATATATCAATACAAGAAAATAAACAAATCTATATGCAAAGGAAACAATGGCAAGAGACACAAAAAGAAAAGCCACCAGCAATGAGTTATTTTGAAGCTATGGCAAAAGAGTTTGTAAAAGATGATAGCAAGAAATTAACAGAATTAGGCTCTAGGCTGTTTAGATTTAAAAAGGCGTATGAGAGCATAGATAGTAAACAAAATGCCCTAAAAAAGAAAATAGAAGCAATAAGATATGAAATATAGAACATTGGCACTAATAGAAGTTTAGAGACAAGCAAGGAGCCTAATTTATTAGTGCCATGACCCCCGAAAAGAGGTAAAAAAATGATAGTAACAGATTTATCAAACAGTTTTAATCCAGTACCTAAAAAAAAGGCAGAAAAGAAAAAAGAAGTTACAACAATTAAAAAGAAAAGCAAGAAGTTAGCAAAGCTAGAGAAAAACAGATTTAGCATAATAACAAAAGACTTAGAACATTGTTATTTATGTGGAAGTAAGAAACAAGACTTTCACGAACTAATAGAAGGTAAAAATAGACAAGTTAGTATGAAGTATGGATTAGTAATACCAATTTGCCGAAAATGTCACGAAATAGTGACAAATGATAAAACTTTGCAGGATAAATTGCATAAAGTTGCACAAAAAGAGTTCAAAAAGCACTATAAATCAGAAAACTTTGTGAAGATATTTGGTGAAAATTATTTATAAAAAATATTAGGAGGAAAAGAAAATGAATTTTAAAATTGGAGGAAGAGAATGCGAAAATTTAGGGAAGATTTTTACAATAAAATCAACTGACAAAAATGACAACAGATTTCCTTACGAATTATATGGAACACCAGAATTTTTCGGAGATAATGAGCTAGAATTAGTAAACAAATTTACAAAAGCAGATTTAAAACATGGCGATAAATGTACATTAAAAAATGGACAAGTAATATTCTTCGATAAAACTTCTAATTATTCTTTTAATAGTATTGATGAGCAATTAAGATACTTTAATGATGATGTAAGTATTGTAAAAGTAGAAAGACCAGTAAAATATGAGACACTATTTGAAAGAAAAGAAGAAATACTAGACGAGACAGAAAAGAGATATTTATCAAACGTAATTAAACCTTTTAGAGACAAGGTAAAAGCTATAGAAAAAGTTTCATACTCTAGAGAGTTCATAAAAATATATATAAAAGAAGATGAACCTACCATATTACCATATTTTGAAAAAGGTACAATGTACAAAGGAATGAAAGAAAATAAAGAATACACATTAAAAGAATTAGGATTATAACAACAGGGGCTAGACATAAGTTTTAGCCCTTTAATTTTACGAAAGGAGAGAGTATGGCAAGAAAAAGAATGATAGACCCTAGTATATGGCAAAGTGAAGATTTTGGGAAGTTATCAAACTTAGCAAAAATAGTATTTATTGGTTTATTTTCTCTTGCAGATGATGAAGGTAGAGGTAGAGCAAATCCAATGTATTTAAAGTCTAATTTATTCCCTTACAATGAAGATATGAGAAGTGCCGACATAGAAAAAGCCTTATTAGAAATAAGTTCTAATATGTCCGTAATTTTCTACTCTTGTGACGGAAGTAGTTATTATAGCCTTTTAAGTTGGTATACATTTCAGAAAATAGAAAAGCCTACAAATAGCAAATTACCTGCATTTGATGAAAATAGTAAAGAAATTCACCGACTATTCGCCGAAGCCTCACCGAAAGGTAGCCGACCAGTCGTGCCTAAAAGAAAAGAAGATAATAGAAAAGAAAAAGAAGAGAAAAGAATAAGAATAAAAGATATATACAACGAGAATTGCTCGAATCTTCCACAAGTTCAAAAGCTGACAGAAAAAAGAAACAAGGCTATAGACAAATTTCTTGAGGAACTTACAGAAGAACAGTTTAAGAAAATATGCAAAATTGCGAATACAACAGACTTTCTTACAGGGAAAAATGATAATGGATGGAAAGCAGATTTTGATTTTCTTATGAGAACTGACAAAGCAATTAATGTACTAGAAGGAAGATATAGTGATTCTAAGAGTCGGAATGAACGATTTTAAAGAACTAATGGAGGAGGCAAAAGATGAACAAAACGGAAACAATACAAATAATAACTCTATTAGCTGGCAATTATGACAGTATAGCACAAAAAGATAAAATTCAAAAGCAATTAATGATTAATATATGGCAAGAATGTTTAGGGGACTTAGATTACAATATAGTCTTACAAGCGGTAAAGAAAACAATAATAGAAAGCCCTTACCCACCAACAATACATGAAGTAAGAAAAAATGCAATAGAGCTAATCAATCCAACAACAAAGAAAACAGGAATAGAGGCATGGAACGAAGCAATTGGAATGATAAGCAATGGCCTTTATATGACCGAGGAACAATTTAATAATTATAGCCCAGAAGTTAAGAGATTTTTTGGAAGTGTAAATCAAGTAAAACAATTAGCAATGGTAGACATGGAAACAATAAACACAGTTACAAAAGGGCAGTTTTTAAAACAATATGAAGTATTGATAAACAGAGAAAGAGGACAAAAACTATTACCCCAACAAATGCAAGATTTTACAAAACAACTTGCAGATAGAATGAGTGTAGAACAGATAGGAGAGTGATAAACAAATGATTACAACAGAAACAAGGATAAAAGAAGAATGGAAAGATATTAAACGGATATGAAGGAATATATCAAATAAGCAATATGGGAAATATAAAAAGATTAAGATATTACAGTAAAAATAAATGCTACAATGAAATAATAATGAAAAAAGCAAGTGATAAACAAGGATATCAAATAATAAGTTTATCAAAAAATAAAAAGAGAAAAACATATAGAGTACATAGATTAATAGCAAAAACATTTATAGAAAATCCACAAAATAAAAAAGAAGTAAATCATATAGATGGGAATAAATCAAACAACTGTATTAGTAATTTAGAATGGTGTACAAGAAGTGAAAATCAAATTCATGCATATAAAAATAAATTACAAATACAAACAATAAAAATGAAAGAACATAGTATTGAATTAGGAATAAAATATGGAAGAATAAATGGCAGAAAAACAGGGAGAAAAAATATAAAAAAAGCAATAGAAAAAAACAAAATTTCTGTAAAGCAGTATAGTTTAGCAGGAAAATATATTAAAACTTGGTCAAGTATGACAGAAGCCAGCTTAAATACTGGAACATATAAAAGTTTAATAAGCAATTGTATTAAAGGAAAGAGAGGAAGTGCAGGTGGTTATAAATGGGAAATAGCTTAACACAGATTACAAGGCAAATGAGTTTTAATGACATACAAGATAAAACAAAAATAAGATATATACAAATCTTAAATAGATTAAACAAGCCTAAAACGGCAAAGGAATTAGCAGTAGAATTATTTGATTTAAGATTTATACCAAGTACAGAAAGAAATTATACAGCACCAAGGCTAACAGAATTAGAAAAAATGGGATATGTAAAAGCAGTAGATAAAAAGAAATGCGAATACACAGGCAAAACAGTAGCAGTATATGAGAGAACACAAGCAGGATTTGAAGCAATAAATTATCAACATATTCCAAGAATTGATTAGGAGGCAATTATGCAAGATAAATGTAGTAAATGTGATAGTGAAGAACTATTTGTAGAAATACAAGGAAATAGAAGAGGCTTGTATTGTGGCAAATGTGGAAAATGGCAAAAATGGATCACAAAGCAAGAATTACAAATAGCAAAGTTTAAAGGATATATAATTTTAGGAGGTAGTTATGATAATAGTAAGTCAAGATAAAAAGAGAATAATTAACTTTAAAAACATAACTGATATAAATATTGAATTTATACATAGTGATTATGAATTAAGAGCGTCATTTATAGGCGAATGTGAAAGTTTTAATATTGGTAATTATGAGGAAGAAGAAAGAGCAAAAGAAGTATTACAAGAAATAATAAAATCTTATAGATATTATAGAACAGCTGAATGTGATGGATATACCAATGTATTACAAGAAACAGCAGTTTTTGAAATGCCAAAGGACTAGCCTATGCAACAAATAAAAAAGAATACACTATGTTATTACTGTCTAGGCTGTAACAAACAAGCAGATACAGACTATAAGCCAGTAATGAGATGTAAAAACTTTATACAGGGTATTGAAAATTGGCAAGAAAAATTAAGAGAGGAGCTAAAGAAAAATGGCAATAAACAGTAAAAAGAAACGGAAGTGCAGGAGAAAGAGAATTGGCAAATAAATTAAAAGAATACGGTTATAACTGTAGAAGAACACAACAGTTTTGTGGGAATACTGGACAAGCAGATGATGTAGTAGGACTTGATTATATACACATTGAAAGCAAAAGAGTTGAAAGGTTAAATATAGATAAAGCAATTGAACAAGCAGTAAGAGATACAAAAGACAATAAGTTTCCTACAGTATTTCACAGAAAAAATAGAAAAGATTGGTTGGTAACAATGAGGCTAGATGATTGGATGCAAATGTACAACGAATATTATTCTGGGAGAAAGATAAAAGAATATGAGAATACCGAAGATAATAAGTAAAGATGGACATGAGTACATATTGATACAGCAATGCAACAAAAATATGTATCTATACAAAGAAATGATATATGGCTACAAAGAATGCTTTAAAGTCGATGAATTAAGTCTCATAACAAACAAAATAGCAAGAGGTCGCCCACCAAAATATAGATAGAAAAGAGAATAAAGGAGAAAAGTATGAAGATATATGATAAGAGAATATATAAAATAAGTGAGTGTATAAGAGTAGTGATAATAGTAATAGTGTGTTTCATGATAGGGTATGTATGTGGAATATTAGCAGGGGATAAGTCAGAGGAGTTAAAGAATAAAGACATAGAAATAGAATCATTAAAGGATACTGTGTATATGTTAAGAAAAGAGAGAGAAATATGAGTGAGATAGAAGTTGGAGAATATGTGAGAACTGAGGAGGGTTACATCGGAATTTTAATTGAATACATTCCAAATGCATTAAATTATTTAAAAATTGATGTTGGCAAAGAAATACGAAGAGATAATGGGATGTCTGATAATTATATATACACTAGATATGGATTTCAATTGAAACACAGCAAACAACCAATAGACTTAATAGAAGTAAAAGATGTTATTAAATATAGAATAAATAATATTTCAACGACATTAGAAACAAAAGGCTACGTTGAAGGGATTGTAGATATATCAAATGAAGAAATGTTACAAAGAATAAAGAATGATAAAAACTATGAAGTATTAGAAATACTAACACATCAGCAGTATATGGCTAATTGCTATAAAGTAGGAGGAGAACAATGGGATTAGATATAAGTGTAAAAGGTTTAGAAAGAAAAGATACTTACCATTGTGGATATATAAAATTTAATTTATATAGAAAGAAAGTCGCAAGTGCTTATAACGAAAGGTTAGGAGAATTATACAAAAAAACATTCAAAGATGAATTGCAACCAGAAGAAATCAAAGAATGGAATAATTTATGTAATAATGATTTAGATATATTTTTATGGCATAGTGACTGTGATGGAAAATTAACGCCTAAAGAATGTAAAAAAATATATGATGCAATGAAAGATTTAAAGGTAGAAATGCAAGGACACAATTACATAGAAATGAATTATTATGATATGCACCAATTATGGTTGAATATGCTTAAACATTGTTACAAGCATAGAGTAAATATGTATTTTTATTAAAATAAAGTAGGAGGAGAAGATGAATAGAGAGATAAAGTTTAGAGCGTGGCATAAAGTAAAAAATATAATGGTATATGACAATGAAGATGATACTTACGGATATTGGGATGGGTGTCGCAATAGCAATGTCGGAATGATAAATACAATTTTAAACTCACAATATTACAAAGAATATAAATTTATGCAATACACAGGACTCCGCGATAAAAACGGAAAAGAAATATACGAGGGAGATATAGTAAAAATAACAGGAAGCAAAGAAATAGATATTGGAAAAGTTATTTATGAATACAATGGATTTATTGTTGATGTTATGAATATGGATAGATTTTATGGAAGAGTTCATCTTTTAGAAAAATTTACAGAAGTAATCGGAAACATTACAGATAATCCCGAGTTATTAGGAGGAGAATAGATATGTTAAAAATAAGAGAAATAGAACGGATTTGAAAATTATACAATAGACACAGATGGAAAAGTATATACAAAAAATAGACAAAAATATTTAAAACAATATAAAGATGGTAAAGGATATTTATATGTTCTTTTGTATAACAAAGAAAAAAAGAAAACAATAAAAGTACATAAATTAGTAGCAAATGCTTTTTTAGGAAAGAGCAACTTACAAGTAGACCATATAGATGGAAATAAGTTAAATAATAAATTAAATAATTTAGAGTATGTAACACCAAAAGAAAATATAAGGAGAGCATGGGAAAAAGGTTTGGCAAAAAATACAGAAAATCAAAGAAAAATTGCAAGAAGAACTATGTTGAAAAAATGGGCAAATTATAGACAAATGAAGAATAAAAGTTTAGAAAGGAGTGATACATAGTGAAAGAAAAAACAGCAGATGAAGTTATATTAACACCGATGTATGAAGGCGAAGTATATAAATATCATGAATGCTCAAATTGTAAAAAAGAAATATACTTTAAAGAAGATATATTTCAACCATTTCATTTTGAAGAAAATATAAAATATTGCCCATTTTGTGGAAAAGAAGTAATAAGATATGCAAAACCAAAATTTATAGAAGAAATAAATTGGAATTGGTTAGATGAGTACAAAAATATTGTGGAAAAAATGTATAGAGAATTAGAATATATAATTTATTGTAAGCTAGATAAAGAACAAATAGACGAATTAGAAGAAAAGTCTGCAAGAGGAATGGAATATTTTGGACAGGATAGATGGTCCTTTCCATATAGTAAAGGAACTATATGCGACATAATTCATCGAATAACAAGAACTAAAGTACATTATACGGAGAAACGAAAACTTGAAAAAGAGTTTGGAGGTATTTTAAATGAATAAAAACAATATGGCAATCAATTTTAATGATGAAGAAACGATTATATGCTTTAATGGAGTTCAAATACACATAAGTAAAGAAAATTCAATGGAATTAGCGCATAGAATTTTAGACTATTTTGAATGGTACGAAGAAGAGGAGGACGAGTAGTGGAAAATAGTATAGAAGAATTAAAACAAAGGCTAGAAGAACTATATCAAACACAACAAGCTAGGTTGGATGTAGGAGCTGATGATTTAGACATAAGAGAAGAAATAGCAGAAGCGGAAGATGAAATTAAAGAATTACAAGCTGATATAAATGAAAAAAATAATAATGGTAACGACACAAATGTCGGTAGCATAGGAAATAGTATAGAAGAAGATAACTGGGACACTAAAAAATATATAGAAAGTGAAATAGAACAAGACATGATAAGAGAAAGTAAGATATTAAATAAGAGAATTAGGGAGCTGATTAAGTGAAAGAAAAAATAAATAAAAGAACAACTAAAGATAGCATTGAATATTTAGAATTACAATGTATTGTCAATAATAGAATACATGATTATGTTGCAAAGTATCATAGCTATCCTAAATATATTAAATTACCTTTATGGATATTTGAATGTTTAAAACAAACAATGTGTGAAGTAGACTTAAAAATAGATTATCAAACAGGAAAATTTACATTCTTTAATTTAAAAGTTTGTGAAACTGTTAGTATAGAAAAAGCAGAAGAAATCGAGGTGTTTTAAGTGAAAGAAAAAATAAGAGAATTAATGAAAGAGATTAATTTATTTGAAATCATTGTTGCATTTATAGAAGCGATTATTGGAACATGTTTAATAAAATCGAATACAAGTATTTCATCAATGCTTTTAATATTAGCAGGATTTCATGTAGGGAAGCGGATTATATGGAGGTAAAGAATAAGTAATGGAAGAAAATAGCGAGATAACAAAAGAAGAATATATATTAACTAACTTACACCCAGATGATAGAGGTTATTATATAAGATTAAAAGATAATAAAGAATATCAGCTATATTATAGAAAACCAAGAGGACAAAAAATGTATTGTTACATAAAAAAAGATAATCAAGAAATAAGACTTGATAAAGAAGTAGAAAAATGGTTTTTATCAAGTATAAGAGAATATGAAAGGTATGGGATTTGAGTGAAAAAAAATAGTATAGAAGAAATAATAAAAATAATTGAAAGAAAAATAAAAGAAGCGGAACATTATACAGATATTACTGGACTTTGTTTGACTTTAGATAAAGAGCTATGCAATGCTTTTATAAATATTTTATCAGATTATAAAAGAGTATTAAAAGAGAATGAAAAATTAAGAGTAAAATGGGATAAAGATACACATATATTGCAAAATAAATTAGATTATGCAAATGCAGATAGAATTGACTTAGCACAGCAGAATAAAGAATTAAGAAAAGAAAATGAAGAATTAAATAACAGATGTAGAAACTTGGATAAGGAAGCACAAGCATATCTTGAAGAATTAGCAGGAGATAATACATTAACTAGAAGAACCATAAAACAATTACAAGAAGAAAATGAAGAATTAAAAAACAAGTTAAGTTTAAAACAATTTGATGTAAATATTGTTTATAACGACTATTTAGAAAAATTAGATGAATACGAGAGAAATAATATTCCAAAACAAAAAGTAAAAGACAAGATAGAACATTATCAAAAATTACAACACAATTATATTGAGAAATATGATGAAATAAACGAGGGTTTACAAGCAATGATAAGTGCTTTGCAAGAATTACTAGGAAAGGAGTAAATTATGAGTGAAAAATTAGAAGAGTTAATAAGTTTATTATATCAAGATAAATTAACTCAATATGGTAAAAGGTTACTAGTAGAAAATATAGAAAAACTACAAAAAGAGAATGAAGAATTAAAACAAGATAGGAATAATAATTATCAAATGATAGCATTAGCACAAAATGAAGCGTTAGGATATATGCAAGGATATGAAGATGGTAAGAAATTAAAGAGAAGTGCTGTTGCAAATATAGTAGAAAATCAACAATATTATATAATAAAAAAACAAATTGAAAAATATGAAACATATATAGAACAGCTAAGAAAGGAACTAGAACAAAAAGATAAAATAATAGATTTAATGGCAGAAACAATAAATAATTATGATATAGACGAAGATGTTTGTAAACAAATGGGGCAAAAAACAAATTGTAATGAATATGAAGATGCAAAAGAGTGTAAAGAGTGTAAAGAGTGTATAAAACAATATTTTATAAATAAAGCGAAAGAAATCAGATAATCTGGAGGTACACGTAATGGATAAAATAGAAATGGTTATGATAAATGGAGATACAGTAGTAAAAAAGCAGTTTGAGGTATTAGATAAAGATGGAGTTATAAGTTTTGAGTTAGGCAAGTTAACATTAGCAGTCAGAAAAGAAGATCTAAAAAAATATTTGTAGGAGGTACAAAAGATGCAATACATAAAAGAAGACGTTGAAAGAATGTTAAAGGATCACTTAAAAAATCAAGCAAAGCTGACGGAAATACAATTAAAAAAAGAAGAATACGAAAAAAGATTGGAATATGCTGGAACGGTATATGAGGAAACAGAAAACGAAATTATAGAAAATATGCAGTTAGCTGGACAAGCTTATGATAGCATACATAGTAATACAAACAAAGTATCAGATAAAGTGCTAAATACGGTAATGAATTACCATAGAGAAGAAAGACACATAAACAAAGAAGATAGGCAATTTTTACAAACTAAATTAGAAGAACTAAACAAATTGAAAGACGAGTTAGACAAAAAAATAGTAAGAGTTGAAAATATGATTAATCAACTATCAGCAGAAGAAAAGTTTGTTATAAAGATATATTATATGGAAAAATCTAAATGGGATTATGTATCACAACAATACTGCATGGAGTTCCAAAAACCAAAATCTATAAACCAATTATTAAATATAAGG